TTTTAAAGTTGCACGATTTAATAGCAGAAAAAAGAAAAAAGGAAAAAATAAATAATTCTTGGAAGGGGGTATTAAAAAATGCTTGAAAATTTAATCAACAAAGACAGGCCAACAGAAGAACGCATTTGTGCAAAGCATGGTGCATATACTTCAACTAACTTTTTTGGTGAGCATTGGACAGAGTGTCCTAAATGCATGATTGAACGCAGGGATGCGGAAGCGAAAGCTGATATAGAACGTGATAAGCAAGCTGCATTAGAACGTGAGCAGCGTAGATGGATGGCAAAAATAAAGGGTGCAGCTATTCCAGAACGATTTAAAGATCGTACATTAGATAGCTACAAGGCAAAAACAAGTGGTCAACAGAAGGCATTAGCTTTTGCAAAAGAGTATGCAGAAAACTTTGACCAAGTAATAAAAAAAGGACGTTCTGCAATCTTTGTTGGCAAAGTGGGTACAGGTAAAACCCATTTGGCAGTAGGCATTGCGTTGAGTATTATGCAACAACAACGGTCACCAGTATTTGTCACCGTACAACGTCTTATAAGAAGGGTTAAGGATAGTTGGAGAACAAAAGAAGAAACGGAAAGCGATGTGATCAATGCTTTTGCATCGCCTGATTTATTAATACTGGATGAGGTGGGCGTACAGTTTGGATCAGAGTTTGAAAAACAAATATTGTTTGATGTACTAAATGAGAGATATGAAAAACTTAAGCCATCTATTTTGTTATCAAATATTCCTAGCGAACAATTATCGGATTATCTTGGCGAGCGTGTCATGGATAGACTGCGTGAAAACGGAGGTGCATTGATTGGATTTAATTGGGATAGTTACAGGAGAAATAATGACAATACCTAGTACTTATATGGTTAAACAAATCATGTCTTTTGAATGTCGTGATTGGTTTTTAAACAAACATTACGCAAAAAGAATACCATCAATTACTATTGCGTTTGGTTTATATAAAGGCCATGCATTACAGGGGGTTTGTACTTTTGGAATGCCAGCTAGTCCAACTTTGTGTGAAAGTGTAGCAGGGAAAAAGTATAAGGATAAAGTTATAGAGCTTAATAGACTATGTGTTAGTGAAGGATTACCAAGAAATTGTTTATCTTTTTTTGTAAGTAGAGCAATTAAATTAATAAAAGATTTTGAAATTATTATTAGTTTTAGTGACACTAAGATGAACCATCATGGCTACATATATCAGGCTTGTAATTTTTTATATACAGGAACAACAGCTAACTCAAAAAAACTAGTAGATAAAGAGGGTAATGAGTTTCACTTTAGAAACTTAGCTCATGTGTTGGACAGGTTAAAAGGCAAGAAAGACATTAAGCATAGGAAACGAAGAATAAACGAGGAGAATCTAGATAGGGTATTAATAGCTAATTTTCTTAGAAAGAATAAAGGTCAGTTTACGGCTAATCAATTAGATAAAATTTTCGGATATAAAGATACTGCTGCACATTGGTTTAGGTTAGATAAAGGTTTTAGTTTTCCAACAGTTGATGATTGGATAAGATTAAAACAAGTATTAAATTTTGATGACTCATTAGATAATCTTATGACTAATTTTGAATGGTATCCTGACAGGCAAGATGTCATTAGACAATTAGAGTTAAAGGCAAGTGATGAACGGCCAAAACATAGGTACTTGTTTTTAAAAGGTAAAAACAAAAATAAAATATTGAAAAATTTGAATCTAAAAATGCATCCTTATCCTAAAGGTAAAAACAAAAGATATGATGCGTCATATCAACCAACTACACAAGGAGTACTATTTTAATGACAACTGAACAAAAAATTTTAGCAGCTAAAACACGCATTAAAGAACTAGAATTATTAATTAAACTATGGAGCAAGTAATTTTGGAAGAGCAAACTATCTTAAAGATTGCAAGATACAAATGCCAATTGGCAGAATTAGATAGGCAATTTTGGTTTGAATATTTAGATGGCAGGTTTTATAAGATAAACCATGACCGCATAGTTGAAGAGATAGAGAGGTTAGAGCATGATTGAAATAGTATTAGGTTGGCCGCCAACAGACCTCTCACCAAACGCAAGAAAGCATTGGGCACAAGTAGCTAGAGCGAAGAAACAATACAGACAGAACTGTTCTACTGCTACAAAGTTACAACTAAAAAAATATAAATATGATTCTTTGCCAGAAAAATTAGTATTAGAAATGACATTTATACCACCAGACAGACGAAGTTATGACCGAGACAACTTAGTTGCTAGAATGAAGGCAGGTATTGACGGACTCGCAGATGCACTACGCATCAACGATAAACGATTTAATACTGTTATCTCAACTATGGACTCAGACTACCTCGGTGGATTTGTCCGCATACGCATACTACAGGAAATTCCTTATGGCAAAAAAAGTAAAGAACCTATCCGTCAAGACACGAGAGTACAAAGATAGGGATGGCAACAACAAAGCAAACTATCAAAATGTTGGAGCTATTATGGAGAATGACAATGGCGGTCAATTTATGTTGATAGATAAATTTATAAATTTTGCAGGGCTTCCTGACTTTAGTGGTAAAGAAAACAATGCATCAATATTAGTAAATATATTTGATGTAGATAATAATTACCAACCTAGTCGCAGAGATATACCACCATCTAATAAAGGCAATGATAATTTAGATGAGTGGAATGGTTCACGCAAAGTACCAGAGGTAGACGAGATTCCATTTTAAATAGAATACCCCAGAGTGAGCAGACCAGTAATCACTCTGAGGTATCGGTTCTAGAGTTGGGGAAGAGAACTAGAACCTAGTAGGCCAACCGCTTACTTCTTTGGTGGCCTACCTTTTTTTGTGCCATATGTTCCTTTTCCTTTAGGCATAATAAACTTCCTTTGTTTTAATTATGAAAGAATTTTTTTATTTTGTCCATAGTATTTAATTCATCTGCTCTGTATTTTTTATCTAATGCAGCTTCCAGTTCTATAATTCTTCCTAACAAACTTGCTAAAAAAACATCTTGTTTCATCTGATGTCTAATTAAATGTGTGCAATATTTTTTTACACCAACGTAATCATCGCTTTTTAAAACTTCTCTAATACGCATCTCTACAGATAACTGCAACTCTACAGGTGGTTCTTCTATTTCGATGTTAAGAAATTTTTCTTTAGTCATCAGTTTAATTTAGGAAACAATTGCTGCTCAAGAAGATCAACTGCTTTATCGTCTAATGTGTTTGTAGTTTGCTTGCAAATTGTCTCTCGTAAAATGTCAATTATCAAACGCTTCACAGCAGTAGTTGTTAAGAACCTTACAAGAATAGGTTTTAGTATCTTGTACATAGTTTGTTTGTTTTTCCAAACATAGCACACGTTATTGAATCTTGCCTTCTATTCTGCTAACTGCTTCTGACAACTTGTTTAACCTAAAGTATATGTCTCGTATGTCTCGTTCTCTACGACTACTCATGTTAGATATAACCATAACTAAAGCGGTAGCAAATGCTCCCACTAATGCACCATATATCTCAGGCATTTGCGTAAATAAGTAATTATGTATAGTATGACTAATAAATCCTAATTATGGCAGAGGAACAAGAAGAAAAGGAAGGCACGGATTGGGGAGAAATCTTTGGTCATGCTGTCCGATTTATGATTCTTTGTTGGTCGCTTGCGATGATGACTCTTGGATACATGGACAAGATCCGCAATGATGGAGCGTTTTTAGCTGGCTTGACCAGTGGGGTTTTAGGATCTTACGGTATCAGTGTGAACAAAAAGAAACCTGTAAACGCTGCTAAATTAGAAAGCAAAGACCCTAACGTAAAAGTCAAATGAAAAAACTATTAGCATTACTGTTATTGTTTAGTCCATCTGTAGCACTAGCAGACATAACACAAAAATTTACGACATCTGCACAGATCACGGTAGATATGCCGTACTCTGTTACGAATAAATTAGGCACGACATATTCAATATCAGGTACAAACATAACTCCTAGCGTGACATCAGGAGGATCTACAACAGCAGGTGCTATTGGTGGGTTAAATATAGGCAGCTTAACCGCAGGTGTACCTGCCATGATTCAAACTGACAAGGCAGTAACAACATCGGGATCTGCCTTCTCGCTTACAGAAGCGGTGACTATGGGTGATGCAACACCATCTGCAGTTACACCATCATCAGGGATAGCAGCGTTGCCACACCTTGGTGGGCAGACAACTATAGGATCTGGGGGTACTTTGGGAAGTGGAGCGATGACGAGTTTAAGTAGTGGGGTGCATACCTGCTCAGGTGCATTTGGATCTGGTTCTAGTTGCATAGGTTCAACTACAGTAACCATAACCATTGACTAAACTTTGGCTGCTATTAATAATATTATTTCCTGTCAAAACCCTTGCAAATCCAGTTGTGCCTACCTTCCGTACAGGATCTTCAAGCACAAATTCCCAGACCCAAAGTGTAGTGACAGAATCTCTGGTATCTCATCAGTTTCGGACAGGGTATTCTCTCAGTGTGTCAGGCACGAACATAGAAAGTGCAGATGTTAATGGCTATATTAATTCAATACCTACAGCAGAAGCTGAACAAACAGTTAATGGAATCAACTTTTCCTATACAAGTCCTACGTTGGAAGGTGTGCCTAGATGGAAAATAGTAAACGCAGGTCAACCTTTCAGTTTAGTCGAATCAATAATTTCTCCCGGCCTAGACACAATAACCACAATCAACAGGGTAATAAACACAACAACTACAACCACCGTAGAAACCACGTTTGGGCAGTAATTTTACTTTGCCTATGTCCAACAAAGGTTTTAGCTAATACAACCGTAGCAAGCCCATCTAGTAACGCACAAGGAACGGTAAATAACAATGCCACCATGATAGCTCCTCAATCAAATCCACAGTTTAGGATGTCGCAGGGTATTGTTTGTAGTTCACCTAGCCTTACCATTACACCTTTCCTTACAGATTCATGGTCATTTAACAGACCTATAGAAACTGTGACTAAACAAAATATTTATAACGAAGATACAGGTGCAATAAAATATGTACAAGAAACACCAAGGTTTGAAAAAGATAACTACAATTTAAACTACGGTATCTCAGCACAGTTCAGCATTCCGTTAGGCAAAGCACCTGCGTTATGTCATCAGGCAACAGAAATAAATATAAAAAATCAGGAATTATTGTATAAAAAAACTGAGTTAGAGGTCGCTCTGTTTCGGTTAAAAGTATGTGGTGAACAAGCTAAGTTAGGAGTACAATTTACAGGAAAGTTTGCAACGATATGCGAGGGCATTGCAGTTACTGTTCCCCCCGGTCAGGTGATCCCTCACTCGCATTCTTTGAAGTAAGTTTTTTAATTACTTGTTTAACTAATGGTTTTATTAAATTTATAATAATAGGAGTAGTTGCAGCCACAGTAGCAATAGCAGCAGTAGAGACAACCACGCTAGGCGTAGGTATGTATTGGTCGATGAACGGTACGTCTTCATAGAGAGTAATACATTCAACCCCATCTTGCCCTCTTTCATGTCCAATAACACGTTCCAGTCGTTTTTCGTTACGAAAATCTCCTACTCTTTGATCTTTTTTACTAGGGCAGGGTTTGTATTCATCTTCTTTTTTTTCGTCTTTTGGTATCTCAGTTTTTGGTGGCTCACTGGTTGGCATCTCACTTTCGTTAGCAAGATTAGGCATTTCTTCTGTAATTGTTAATTGATCTGGTACATAGTTCAATGGGTTAAAACTAGGGTACGGACAATTACTAATTACACCATTAGGATCTTCTATTATTAAATTTCTATTGCCTGTATTTTTTGTATCTCTGTGGTAGTAAGTGCAACCTATTACTTGTACATTTGAATGCCCATAGTCAGGCACATAGGTGTATGGAATATGAACATCAGGTATATGAATCTCAGGGATTTCCAACTATCTTTTTATTGGTGGTGTTGGTATAGATATTCCTGTTGTTTTTGGTAAGCCTTTATCTAATACGTTTGGCAATAAACCTTTTACTTCTCCTAGTACTTGGTTCATCATCTTTGCTTTAAATTGCTCTGACGTTACATACTTATATGTAAAAAAACCACCGCCACATATTCCTAAAACAAGCACCGTGGTTAAAATTGTTAAAGCATCAAGAATTTTTCGCATGATTAAAGAGTCAATAATACGAGCTTGCTCACTAATGAGCTTAGTCGTTCTGCTTTTAATAGTAGCAATCAGCCCTCTCTATGTCACTATGGGGATTATGACAAGGCAGATGCAAGAATCTAAGCGTTAGGATCTTTTGGATATTGTGTCATATTAAATTTCTCAAACTTACCATCAGAATCATAAGTTGCACCATACAAAGTAACTAAGGCTGCGGTATCTGCACAGTTATCAATCTCTGTTTCTCTTGTCGCACAAGCTGTTCTAACAGCAGTCCTGTAAGTTTTTATTGCTGTAGGTATAGCTTTTGATGCTTCCGCTTTTCTAATAACGTACCAATCATATCTTGCTAACAAAGAACCAGCAGTTGCTTTTTCTTGTGCCTTTAATACAGACTTAACACCTAAAGTAACAACTTGGTTCCCATCTTCATCTAATAATGGATCACCTTTTTCATCAACTTCATTTGTATCTGTAAGTTTCTTTGCAGTTCCATCACCCCAATAAAAACGTGAATCATAGACTGGATCGTCAGCAACTTCAGTAATACCAAGATCCTTCTTCTCATCTGCTGTTGACAATCTTAACCAGTTAGCAGGGTACTGAATATCCTTGTGGTTGAATGCCACATCAACTGCTAAAGGTTTTCCGTCTAATTTAAATGCCATAGATCTACATCCGTATTAATAGTATTCTATCTCGCACGAGAGTTTTTGAAAGGAGATTCCGCAAATGCTAAATAAATATATGTGTCTCCATTGCTATTAGTATCAACATTGCTTCCTCTTAGTTTAAAACCATTAGAAAGAATGTCTATTTGGTTATCTGTAGGACTTCCATCTGTTTCAGCATTGCTAAGATTCGGAAAAAGTCTGTCATTAGTTACGTTAAATCCCGGTCTTTCATTATCAAAAAGATTCCAGTTTCCAGCAAAAGTTGACCCTTTAACTAATACCCAAGCTGGTCTAAATCCTGTAAAAACAAACGTGCCATCAGCATTTCCGTTGCCTGTATATTCTCCAAACTTGCTATATTGAGAAACGCCAGAAAAACAATAAGCCACATATGTGCTGCCAGAAGCATTTGTAGCAGTGTCAGTTCCTACATAGAATTTTGTTGAAGTAGGAACATTAGTTCCCCAGATGTCGGTTTGAGCTGGTGTATTAAAAGCATTAGTAAGACTTAAATATCCATTTCTTTCTGTGCCAGCACCAATCCAATAAACTTGCCAGTTGTCTGTTCCGCTTCTCTTCTTTACAATTACAACTTCTGGAGCAACTCCTAATCCATGCCCGACAGTAGCATCTGCTGTCCCATTGCCTGTGTAAGTAGCAATAGAAAACCCTGCTGTCGT